ATTGAGTATCCTGAGTTAAAACCTACTCCTATGTTATAAGAATCGGTAGCAGACGTAAAGTTCTGCGTGTATAAAGACCTTCTTCCGATAGCAACTGACCGACTACCTAAAGTATCAGCAGTAAGAGCATCCGTTCCTATAGCTACGTTAAAGTCTGCATCAGTAAGAGCGTCACCTGCAAGACCTCCAATAAGGGTGTTTTGTACGCCTGTGGTTACGTTTTCACCTGCGGCTCTTCCTATTGCAACATTATAAACGTCTGTAGCTGAAGTAAAGTTTTGCAATCGTAATGCAGATGAACCTATTGCAACAGAAGAATTACCTTTTGTATCTGCACCTAGAGCACTAACACCTAGTGCTACATTAGTACTACCAACAGTAAGAGCATCACCTGCTACTCCACCGATGAGGGTGTTCTGTATGCCCGTGGTGACTTTTTGACCTGCTGAAAAACCTACAGCTGTGTTAAGCATATCTGCCGCTGAAGATGGGTTCATTTCTTCTAAAGCATCTTTACCTACAGCTACATTGTTTGAACCTAGAATATTTCCACCCAAAGCGTTATGCCCAATAGCAATATTATCTTCAGCCGTAGTCATAGCATCACCTGCCGCAGCGCCAATTAATGTATTTCTTAATCCAGTTGTTACTGATAGACCCGCGTTAAAACCAACTGCTGTATTGAATGAAGCAGTTGTATTAGCTTTAAGTGCCTCTCTACCAACAGCTACGTTACTTGCGCCTGTAGTGTTTCCTTCTAGTGAGTTTTGACCCACTGCTGTATTGAATGAAGCAGTTGTATTAGCATACAAAGAACCTCCACCAATTGCTGTATTATCTGCACCAGTCGTATTTGTGAATAAGGCACTAGAACCCAAAGCTGTGTTTCTAACCGCAGTTGTATTGTTTGTTAGTGCCAACTCACCAACCGCCACATTGTCACTTCCTGTTGTGTTATCAAATAAAGTTTTAAAACCAACCGCCACATTGTCACTTGCGGTCGTGTTGTTGAACAGTGCGTGTTTACCAACGGCTGTGTTACTTGCGCCTGAAGTATTTTCCTGCATGGCTAGATGGCCTATGGCAGTATTGTCAGCACCTGATGTGGTAATTACTAAAGCATTCATACCAACTGCGGTATTATTGCTTCCAACAGCATTAGCTAAAGATTGAAGACCAATAGCTGTATTATTTGCCCCCGTAATATTAGTACTTAAAGACAGTCTACCAACTGCCGTGTTACTTGCTCCTGTTGTGTTTGCCAATAAAGCACTTGAACCAACCGCTGTGTTGTTGCTTGCGGTTGTATTTGCATGTAAAGAACCTGCACCTAAAGAAGTATTGTTTGCGCCTGTCGTGTTTGCAGGAGCTGTGTCATAACCAATAAAGGTATTGCTTGCACCTGTTGTATTACTATCACCAGCGAATGCTCCAACTGCTGTATTGAATGAAGCAGTTGTATTTAAAAGTAATGCGTTCCAACCCAAAGCAGTGTTTCTTGCGCCTGTCGTGTTTGCTCCAAGAGCCTCATATCCAACTGCTGAGTTTTGAGATGCGGTGGTATTAGCATCACCTGCTAGACCGCCGATGAAGGTATTCTGTACGCCTGTGGTTATTTCTTTACCGGCAGACCTTCCCACGGCAGTGTTGTAAACATTTGTACCTGATGTAAAGTTTTGCTTTTGTAATGCGGCTCCACCAATGGCAACACTATTACTTCCTAATGTGTCAGCCGATAAAGCAGTCTGCCCCACAGCAACATTATCGTTACCAGTAGTTAAAGCATCACCTGCATTTTGACCTATTGCTACATTTCCTGATCCTGTAGTTATTGCCAATCCTGCGGAATAACCAACAGCAGTGTTGTTATCACCAGTCGTAATTGCAGTACCTGCCTCGTCACCCACAGCCACGTTGAAGTTACCACCAGATGCTATTGAGTTACCTGCGTTGACGCCTGCTCTGAAGTTAGATGTACCTGCCGAAGCCGTGATAATATCTGCTCCGTTTGCAAAGGTTACGTCTGCCGCAAGAGCAACAGCACCTGTCACACCCAGAGTTCCACCAACGGTCATATCATCAGTAACTGTTAGATCGTCTTGAACCTTGAGATCAACCACGCTTAACGAGGCAAAGGCATCAACCACTTTAGCGCCAGAGCCAGCGCCGTCTAAATAGACAGCCTTAGAATCACCGGGTGGAATAGTAATCGTTGCGCCAGAACCTTGCTTGATAATGATATTTTGAGAACCTGATGTTCCGTTTTCAATAAAGCAAAATTTATTAACAGTGTTAGGAGCAATAGTAATTGTACAAGCAGAGTCGAGCGTACCTGTATATTCGACGTATAAAGCTCTAACTGGGTCTGTAGCGCCATCAGCTATTGTTGATGTGTGATTGTTAGCATTGGTCGTGATGCCCTCTGTGCCGTAGCCTAGAGCCTCTCCAATTAATTCAAGGTTTGTGTTGGTTATTGTACCCCATGAGCCTGACGCATCGCCAGTTGCCATCTCATTGAGGCGGAGGTCATTTACATAAGTACTAGCCATATTAATCTATCCTTACTATTGCGTTGGAGGCGGTGTTTGCAGGAAATACAATTTTAAATGTACCACCAGCAACTGTAAAGTCACCACCAAAATCTAAGATTGCGATTGCGCCTCGTGCGTTTGACGATGCATCGCCAAGTGTTTTATTATAAATCAATGCGCCTCGCGCAGTGAATGTCGCTGATGTCCACGCAGGATCGGCGCTATCAAAACAACCAGACGTGCCGTTTTCAATGACTGTCTTACTTGCCAGAGCTTCTCCACCAGTAGTGTATCCATTGCCGTTGGCGACTTCATTAGATGTTATGTATCCATCTGTGGTAGCATTTAGTGTTGCGGAACTTGTGTAGAGTGCAATCATTATTGTATCGCTGTCTAAGTGCTGATCACCCAGCAGGACATCTTTTTTAAATAGTGTACTCATCGCTTGTGTAATAGCCATTATAAACCTCCATTATATTCTGCCGCGTAATCGCGTTGCATCTCTTGTACAAATAATTGCAGTGCTTCGTCAAATTGTGTTTTATAAAGCGCCAATGTCTCTCCAGCTTTGAGAAATGCTGATGCCTCATATAGACACGCCGATAGTAACACATTTTCGGCATTGTCGCCAACCCATGTGTTTGCGTTGCTTGAACTTAATCCTGCCTCTGGTGCAATAAAGTCAACTTGGTATGGATCAGTCGAATTTGGTGTTGGGGCAATTGTTATTGTAGTGCCTGCCGTATTTGCTGATTTTGTGCTGTAAAATTCTGGTGTACTTTGCAAAGTAGCGTTAGGCCAGTAATCACGCAGATATGAATCTACCCTGTGGTTAAGGTATGAAGAAACATTTGAGCTTATTACCGATACCTGCCTAATCATCCTCGCTGATGCCACTACATAGTCAGTAGTTCCAGCAACAAGATTGGCTGTTGTGCTTTGCCTAAAGCAAGGTAAATTTGGCAGGCGCTGAAAGATAATATCTTCCGCCTGCGCTATTATCTGATCTACAGAAGCTGTAAGTTCTGCTGAGTCATCTTCCAAAAAGTTTTGGATGTTTGCAACTAAAGTAGTGTAATTCATTTATTCACCCCATCCATTTATTCCCCAACCTTCTTGGCCCCAGCCAAGAACTTGGACATTTTCTGTGCCAACTGCGCCTGTGCCAGCCACGCCAGCTTCATTAATTGATAAGTCTAGAGCCTCTACGCCAACAGCACCTGTGCCAGACAATCCAGATACACCCTTAATTCCAATAACTGCGGCGGCTCCAACTGCACCTGTACCAGCAACACCAGCTTCTGCTAATGTTAGCTCTAGTAATTCATTGCCAATTGCACCTGTACCAGCATCCCCAGTTGCTTCTGGGCCAGACACAATAAGTACGTTACCAGTATTACCATTAGCTGGAACGCCCACTGGAGGGCGAAGCCGTGGATCAATTGTCCAGTCCTGCGTAAAGCCAATATATATTGCAACATTCTCAGGATCGTTATCTGGTCTAGCATTAAATAAGGCAGTCGCGTCTACAACATTTTTAGCAGGAGTAAGTTGTGGATGTTTTGGCTCGTAGTCTTCAGGTGAAACACGCAAGCCATCCCAAGTCGTCTTCAATTTGGTATATCTTACCCGAAGACCACTTATATCGCTTATTGCGTAGGATTTTTTTCCTCTTGCGTATTTTGCCATTAATATAAATTCAGCACGGTAGGCTGAATCCTCAGACTTACGCCATCATTATCAGCAGATGACGCAAAGTTAAATGAACGCTCATACATTTCATTTAGTATTGTGAATTTATCATTTGCAAATTTTAGTGACAGCTTACTTGCCAGACCAGCGCAGATACAGTCGTTCCACCGATATGGAATGTCTGCGTCTTGATTTGATGCCGTGACATCCTCTAGCTGGTTTATAGCCCAATAGACTATGCTGTACGTTGATCTGTCTGGTATCTGCCAAAGGTAAAGAATTGGAGTGGCTTGCTTGTCCAACATATACTGGCTTGGCTTACCACTAGAAGTTTTATTTGGCAGTTGGTTGTAGTCAGCAATCGACACACGATTAATAATCTGGTCAGACGTATCTGATCCAGAGCTGTCGCGGATTACCGCGTCTAAAATATCAATCGTGCCAGCAGGTAGTGGGTAGGGCGCTGTCTGCCCATTCACCAATGTCAGAGTATTCTGAGATAAAGTCCAGTAATTAATACCTCTGTTAGCCCACTCAGAGAAGAGAAGATTAAGACTGCGCCGTGCAGATACAGCCCTATCGCCTGTTTGAACTTGTGGATCTACTCCGCAACGCTCAAACGCCTCAGTGATAATCTCTTCGATATCTGGCTTAAACGCTACGGTTCCTGAAGTTGCCATTTATTTCCCCTATGCGAAAAACACGTTCATTAATACAACTGTAGCAACTGTATATTTTACAGATAAGCCATTCTTGAAAAGCATACCCTCATCTGGAATAGTGTTGTCCACAGTTGAATTGTCTGTGCCAATAGTCTGAGCTTTAAATATGATAGTGCCGCTGTCTGGCGTACCATTAAAGAAATCAACTAACCCTGCCGTTCCAGCGGAGACAATTGAATAGCCTTTTAGTCGAGTTCGTCCACCACCAGCTACTGCACTAGCACAAAGCGAACCAGATCCAACTGTAATGTTTCCTGCGTATTGAGCAGAACATTCTACTGCACTAACTGTTACAAATAACTTAGCACCTGCTACTGCTTCAGCAGAACCAGTTGAAGTTATTACTTCAGTGATAGCATTTCCGAAAACATCTGTGCCAGTAATAGTACACGTCTTATTGTTGTCGCCAGTCCCTGCCGTAGTTACAGTTACGTTTCTAGCGCCGCCACCTAAGAAGGTAGTTGCCGCCATCGTTGCTGATGTATTTGGCCTAGCCGCTGTAACCAACCGATCTGGATCGGCGGCATTTTCGTCTGTTATAAAGCCAACTTGTACGTCTGTTTGTATGCCCATATTAATCTCCTACAAGATAATAAGCTGGGAGCCAAAGCTCCCAACTAAATTAATTACGCAATTTGCACATACTCGATGATGAACGTAAACGAACCAGCAGTTGTAGCATTAACAGTGTTGGTAATGTTACAGAAGATGTTTCGCGCCGCAGAAGCATACTGAACGGATGCAGGAGCAGTTGTGGCATCTTGAGTCTGAACAACTAATTCAGTCAAAGTTACGTTACCTAGAACAACTGTTGTACCAGCGTCTAAGATTTCGTCAGCCTGAGTAGCTACAATCTGTGAACCAGAAGAAGATGTACCTACTTCATAACCAATGTCACCACTTCCTGTTACAGGTGCAGTTACACAAAAGATTTTAATGTCAGTAATAATTGTATTAGCTGGCTGTGCAAATACGCCAATAGTTGGCGAGTCACCAGCAGTTGAGTTTACTGTTACGCCTGTGGCAAAGCCAACGTGCTTAACAAATTTATCGGTAATAATACCAGTGGATGCAATTGTTGCAATGTCTGTGTAAGCGCCAGTAGTTGCATTTTTTGATACTACTTGAAAGCCGCCTTCTGAGCGTACTGGCCCAGTAAAAGTTGTATTAGCCATGTGATTTCTCCTGTCGTGGCAAATGTCAGACGCGGAATGCGGCTGTCAGGGATACTCACACGATACAACAAGTTAGATTAAAAAGAAAGAGGCGATCCGAAGACCGCCTTTGATTTTGTTAATACCAATCTTTGCCATTTACTTTTACTTTGGTAGGTCGTTGAATGATAGTCTGCTTTACACCTTCGCGAACGCCATGATCTTTGACTTTAGCCATGCACTCAACTGCATTGCCTTTTTCCCAGCAGTTAGATCCTTTGTAGATTACAACATTGTCGTCAGCATCGCGGCAGATGTTGATGTAGCTTGTACCCCAGTTTCCGCCATCCAACTCGACAACGTGCTTGACTGTGAGAGTGAAAGCCTGACGATCTCCCACTGTGCCGACAAACTCACACTTGCCATCTCTAGTAGCCCACTCAGCCTTTTGAGCCGCACGCTTGTCAATCATCTTGACCATAGCGTTACGCATATTTTCAGTTGGCTTACCAAACTTATCAACACCTCTTTTAACGGCTGATAAAAAACCTGTACCATTTGAATCTTCAAATTGAACAAAATCAATAATTTCTTGAGCGCGATCATCAGTAGCAATCCAATTTTTGCGCTTAGTGTTAGCAGAGTTAGCCATTTTATAAGAGTGAATACTGCTGTAATAGTTTGCTTCACCGGGATGATTATCTACATATGCCATTTTATAATTCCTTTATTTTCTCTCTATATACTATATATAGTATATAATGATACAAAGGTCAAGTGATATGAAAATTAGTGTTTAAATAACCTACAGCTGTGTTATGTGAACCTGTAGTATTTTAACCTACAGCTGTGTTATGTATACCTGTAGTATTTTAACCTACAGCTGTGTTATGTATACCTGTAGTATTTACA